CACCTACGTTGAACACAACGTTTATACAAGACACACCACCAGTGAGTCGAGTGGTAGCAGTTGGATCAGCTGCTAACGGACAACAGTTTATTTTTGATAGCTTTTTTGATTGTAAAAAAGCACGACCAATGCCAATGTACTCAGTACCTGGCTTAATTGACCATTTCTAATATGTTGGATATTGGTGGTTCTATTGGTGGAATACTGGGTTTTATTGGCCAGCAACAAACCAACCAAAAAAATTGGGATATTGCTCAGGCTGCTAATCAGGCAAGTGCTGAGCAAGCCCAACGTCAAATGGATTTTCAAGAGCGTATGCGTCGAACGCAGTATCAAACCGCTATTGAAGATATGCAAAAAGCTGGATTAAATCCAATGTTAGCGTATTCACAAGGTGGAGCGGGTACCCCGTCCGGAGCGATGGGGCAGGTGTCTACTGCAAAAGTCGGTAATGCTATTGGTTCAGCCTTGCAAGGCTATCAGGCTATGGCTATGAATAATGCCGACCTTGATTTAAAAGACGCAACAACTAAAGGAACTACTGCACAAACAATAAAAACTGAAGCAGACACTATAAAAACTGCTGCTGATATTGGTTACACTTTAGAAAATACAAAGTTAAACCAACAACAACAAAAAAATTTAACAGAAGCATTAGCAAAAATTACGCAAGAGATTGCTAATTTAAGAGCTTCTGAAAGATTAACAACTGCTCAAACTAAGAATGTGCAAGAAAATATTGCACCATCACCCGATCCATTTTGGTATCGGGATACTAAACGTATGTTTAGTAAAGGAAAACAAGCAATTGATTCAACAATTGAAAAATCATATAAGTCTGGAAAAGACTGGGCGAAGCAAAAATATCAACAATTTACTGGAGGTAAATAATGAGTAAAAACACTGTTTTTCTACGAACACCCTACAACTATGACAGAGATGCTGCAACAAATGAGTCAGGGTTGCATTGTGAGGATGCCTCCCTGGCTCAGCAGCATTTCAAAGAAGAATGTGATATCAACACAATTCTTCAAAAATTTAATATAACGGGCTTATTGCCCGAATCAACATTATCGCCACGCTATGGCGATTTCACTGGTATTGGTGACTACCATAGTGCTTTAAACCGAGTTATCGCCGCTCAAGACGAATTTGAGGCGTTACCAGCCCAAATTAGAGCTCGTTTCGATAACGATCCTGCTAAATTAATCGACTTCTTGGAAGACGAAAACAATCGACCAGAAGCCGAGGAACTCGGACTGGTCGAAAAAGCAGCTGCCGAAGCCGTAGAAGCTGCTAAAACTACCCCTGAAAAGGCGGCCGAATAGGCCGTAGCACAGTTACCTTACTTGATGTAACTGTGCTAGGTGACACCAAACTGCAAAATGTATCAAAAAGGGAGATGATTATGATGTATAGAAAACCAGTTAATAAATATCGTTCGGCTAAATCTTTTAGACGGAACGCAAAACGCACAAAATCAGCAAATATGAGTAAATCTCCACAACGTGGAGGCTGGAGGCTCTAAAAACCTCCAGGCACCTCACATGCCTTGTTATTACCCATTAAGAGCATTTCAATGCTCGGACGGTCATATCGTGTTTTACGAAAGTAAAAGACACGATACCGTAAAAACGCTGTCATTACCCTGCGGCCAATGTATTGGCTGCAGATTAGAACGCTCACGTCAGTGGGCAATTCGTTGCATGCACGAAGCTCAAATGCATGAAAAAAATTGTTTTATAACCCTCACTTACAATGATGCACATCTCCCAAGCGATAGATCACTACACTACCGAGACTTTCAACTCTTTATTAAAAGATTACGAAAACGGTACCCTGGACGCAAAATACGTTATTACATGGCTGGTGAGTATGGCGAAAATTTCGGCCGGCCTCACTTCCATGCCTGTCTCTTCGGAATCGATTTCGATGATAAGAAATTATGGAAAAGGACTTCCGCTAATTCTATGTTATATACATCCCGAGACCTTGAAATATTGTGGCCATTTGGTTATTCCTCCGTTGGAGACGTTACTTTCGAATCGGCGGCCTACGTCGCAAGATATATTATGAAAAAGGTAACAGGAAAAAATGCAAAAGAACATTACACAGAGATTGACCATGAATCAGGGGAAATCACTACTCGTAAACCCGAGTTTACGAAAATGAGCCTTAAGCCTGGTATTGGCTATGAATGGTATAAGCAATATACTTCCGATGTATATCCACACGACTATGTGATAGTTCGTGGAAAAAAAGTTAAACCTCCAAAATATTATGATAAAAAATATAAAATTGAACATCCGTATGAGTTTGACGAACTGCTTTACATTAGAGAAAAAAGTGCTAAACTGCACGTTGAAGACAATACACCAGAGCGATTGTTAGTTAAAGAACAAGTCGCAATGGCAAAACTTCAAAAACTTAAACGTAACCTCACTTAAGGATAATTCCTCATGAAATTAGTACTATGTACCGTAAAAGACCGCGCAGCAGATGCGTTCGGTCGCCCAATGTTTGTTCCTTCTGTTGGTGTCGCAATTAGGAGCTTTAGCGACGAAGTTAACCGCTCTGACGCTGATAATCAGCTATTTAATCACCCTGATGACTTTGATTTATATGAATTAGGAGAATTTGATGACAATACTGGACAATTTGCTTTACATGATCAACCAAAACTATTATCTTTAGGGAAACAGGTAAAAATACCTAAAGAATGATTTAAATAAACCGACTCAAAGGTAGTATCTTTGGGTCGGAATAAACTTAGGAGCTCGTTAACATGCATCGCAATCAATCGGTAAATGTTCATCAATTTACAATGATTCCAAAGGCCGATATCCCTCGGTCGTCGTTTGACTGTCAGTCAACGCATAAAACAACTTTTGATGCTGGTTATTTAGTACCAGTATATGTAGATGAGATGCTCCCAGGCGATACATTTCGCCTGAATATGACGGCATTTGCCCGTCTTGCAACCCCACTATATCCAGTCATGGATAACATGCATCTGGATTCTTTCTTTTTCTTTGTACCAAATAGATTAATTTGGAACAATTGGCAAAAATTTATGGGTCAACAAGCGAACCCAAGTAGTTCGATTTCGTATGTTGTACCCCAACAAGTATCACCAGCTGGTGGATACGCTATAGGATCGTTACAAGATTACATGGGATTGCCTACTGTTGGTCAAGTAACTGCTGGTCAGACTGTTAGTCATTGTGCTTTTTGGCCACGTGCATATAACCTTATATACAACGAATGGTTTAGAGATGAAAACTTACAAAATTCTGTTGTTGTGGATCATGGTGATGGTCCTGATACTGTTACTGACTATACCCTTCTTAGACGTGGGAAAAGGAAAGACTATTTTACTTCTGCCCTCCCTTGGCCTCAAAAAGGTACTTCCGTTACACTTCCATTAGGAACGTCTGCACCTGTTGCATTTGCTGGTCCAAATACAACACCTGTTAGTATTTTTAGTACTATTGCCGGTGCTGATAGGCAATTAATTACTGATAGTGGACCAAATCCTGTTGCTACTTATGTTTCTGGTACAACCTCACCAATGAGCCCTTTATATGCTGACTTATCTCAAGCAACTGCCGCGACAGTTAATCAATTACGTCAATCCTTTCAAATCCAAAAATTGTTGGAGCGTGATGCACGCGGAGGTACTCGTTATACTGAAATTATTAGGTCACATTTTGGTGTTATTTCTCCTGATGCTCGCTTACAGCGTCCCGAGTACATCGGGGGTGGATCAACCAATATTAATATTAATCCGATCGCTCAAACGTCGGGTACTAATGCTAGTGGAACTACTACCCCTATGGGCACACTTGCTGCTATGGGTACTGCCTTGGCTCATAATCATGGCTTTACTTACTCGGCTACTGAACATGGCGTAATTATTGGGTTAGTGTCTGTACGCGCCGATCTTACATACCAGCAAGGCCTTGCTCGTATGTGGAGTCGATCAACCCGTTATGACTTCTATTTCCCAGCTTTTGCAACTTTAGGCGAACAAGCTGTATTGAATAAGGAAATTTATGTTACAGGTACTTCTGGGGATAATGATGTATTTGGCTATCAAGAACGCTGGGCAGAATACAGATATTATCCTAGCCGCATTTCAAGTTTGTTCCGTTCTACTGCTGCTGGAACTATTGATGCCTGGCATCTTGCACAAAAATTCACTGCTACACCTACGTTGAACACAACGTTTATACAAGACACACCACCAGTTAGTCGAGTAGTAGCAGTTGGTGCATCAGCTAACGGACAACAGTTTATTTTTGATAGCTTTTTTGATTGTAAAAAAGCGCGACCAATGCCAATGTACTCAGTTCCTGGTTTAATCGATCATTTTTAATATGTTTAGCGGAATAGCTGAATCTATCGGTAAGGCTGTAAGTGGCATCGGTTTAAAGGATGTTATTACTCCTTTAATCGGTGCTACTGGTTCTTATTTAGGAACATCATCCGCTAATCAAGCAAATTTGCAATATATGCAAAATGCTAATGCTTTTAATCAAGCGCAAGCTGAAAAGCAGATGGAATTTCAAAAGGAAATGAGAGCTACTCAGTATCAAACTGCTATACAGGATCTTAAGGCTGCTGGCCTTAATCCTATGTTAGCTTATAGCCAAGGAGGAGCTGGTACACCAGCGGGTGCTGCTGCATCATCTACAGCACCACCAAAAGTAGAAAATGCTATGGCAAATGCTGTAAACGCTGCGTTGACAGCTGCCCAGGCTCAATCACAATTAGTACAAAATAAATTAACACAAGCTCAGACTTCTCTGGCTGTTGCTACAAGTGGAAATTTAAATGCTGATA